TTCTTTCATCAGCTCGATGAGGGCACCGTCCATGCCGATAGTCATCGACTCTGGGTCTTCAACCTCAATTACAAGGTCAGGCTCAGGCAGTGCGCCAAGGCCAACCGGGGCTTCATACAGACCTTTATCAATAGCCATGATGCTCTCCTAACGCCGCCGCAGCGCCGCTGTATTTGTCTTCGGATTATATGTGTACTGCTCAACTGACCTGCCAGTAGACTTAGCCGCCCGGTCCTTAGCCCGCTCTTCAGCGGTCATGATGTCGCGCTTGCGACCTTCTGGGGTCAGGTTGCCCTTGGCATCTACGTGTCCACGCTTTTTCAAAATGTCAATAGCAGTATCCCGATTCCCAACCTGCGCTGCAAGTCGGTTAATCAACTGACCACGGCCCATGAACTTCTGCGTAACCATCAGTAGAACCCTTCTCGTCTGTGGCTCTTAAACCACTTCGTCGGCTCAGGCTCATCTGTCGGCAGGCGGATAAACCCACCCTGCCTGAACCTGATAAGTGCCAAAGTCGTCGCGTCAACTAAGTCGTCATGCGTGCCAGAGGGGAAATCGTTGCACTCCTCCACAACTTCTTTAGCCCAGCGACGGTCCGGGACCCAGACTATACCGGAAGAGAAGAGGTCAGTTACGGCGTTTACTCTGCTTATCTTGTCCTGACCCTTGCCCGGCGTGAACTCTGAGATGGGGACCCCCATCCGACGCATCTCCTGATAGAGCGCCGCACCGTTCGATTTCTTCTCGACGATGAAGGTGTCCGGGTTCCAGTCCTTGTACTCCTCCAACACCCGCTGCTTCAGTTCCGGGAACTCAAGGCGCTCCTTGATGGCGTTCAACAGGATGATGTTGTAGTTTTTAGTCTCTTCGTTGAAGAACACCCCCCAAGTCAGGAGGGCGTTGAAGTCCGACCGGTTGGTCTTCTCTTGGGCAGCGTCGAGCGACATGATGATGTGCTCACACATGGGCGGGGCGTCTTTGTCCCAGACCTGCCACCACTCGCGCTTGATGAGGGCACCTTCCTCCGAGGTCGGCTGCTGCATGTACTGGGCCTGCCAATACCGCACGTCCATCGAAGCCTTCTTGCCCATCAACTCCTCTATGCTCCAGAACTCTGGCCATAGCGGTTTCTCGTTCAGGATCGCAGGGAACTCAACCACTTCCCATTCATCTGCGTCGTCTTCGCGGGTCATGTGGTCCACAATCTTGCCCGTCAGGTCCATCTTCGACCACCGGGTCATCACCACGATGATCGAACCACCGGGCATCAGTCGCTGGACAGGTCCTGACTGGAACCATTCCCATGCGGGTTCGAATACGTCTGCGCGACCTTGTTTAGCCTCCTGTTCAGAATGAGGGTCATCAATAATAAAGAGATCGGCACCACGGCCAGCAAGAGCGCCGCCAACGCCAATAGCAAAGTACTCGCCATTAAAATTCGTACCCCAACGAGACGCAGACTTGCTGTCGGCTTGAAGAGATACATTGGGGAAGATGTCACGATACGACTCCGAACCGACCAAGTTACGCACCCGACGACCGAAGTTCACCGCCAAATCAGCGGTGTGGGACGCCATTATGACCTTTTTCTGCGGGTTTTTGCCTAGGAACCAAGCAGGGGCTAGGTACGAGATCATCTCGCTCTTGCCATGACGCGGAGCGATGTTGACGATGACTCTTCTCTTCTTGCCTGCCTCGATATCCTCAAAGATTTTAGCCAATCTCCGGTGATGTGGACCCACTTTGTAGCCCGGATACACATGGGTGATGAAGTCTAAGAACGAATCTTTGCCCAACTTCTGCGTGATCTGGGTCTGATACTGCTTAAGAAGCTCAGCGACACGCCGTTTTTCCTTCTCCGGCATGGTAGGAAGGGCAGTTTTCAGCTTTTCGAGGCTTTCAGGCGTCAGTTGCAGCACTTTTCTCGCCTACAACGCGGTACTCGATACCCTCAAGCACCGTAAGAAGCTCCTTTTCGACCTCTTCGATGGGCTTGACCACGTGCGTGACCTCACTTCGCTTCTTGAAAGCGTCCACGCCGTCTACTTCACCAAGCTTTGTCACCGCAGCAATGCGAGTTTTGCTATCACCAGCGTGTTCAATCTCATAAACAAGCTTATTGATGACGTAGGTCTTAAGTTCTGAAAGCTCATCGACCAACTGAAAGTTGGTTCTAGCTACAAGACCAGCCAAGTAGACCTGCAACTCATTAGTTTCTTTGCTCAGATCGAGCTTAAGGGCAGGATTTGCCATGTGTTCTTTGGCAATCTGCTCTGCTTTGGCCATGTCCTTATCTGTAGGAACGATGGGAACGCCGGTCAGATCAGATATCAACTTGACCGTTGCCGCACGCATCCTTAGTTCTTCGTCCTGACTAAGTACAGGCATTGCATCTGCAACGGACGCAGGAAGAGGGACACCTTCTTCGATGTCAGGAACAAGTTGTATGTGAGCCGGGGACCCGGCGTTTAACTCCATGGTGCTGGATACTACAAGCAAAATATATAAAAGAAAATGGCATGGTACCAAAAAGGTAACCGGGGGGGTTTCCTAATAGAACTTTGGAAAACGACGTGGTGATTTGTACGGATTATAGGGGGGGCGGGGTGCGTGCGGAGTCCCAACTTCACGCGGTGGGGCCGGGTAGGGTGGGGTTCCATTCTGGGAAAACCCCAGAATCGCCGCGCAGGGTTGGAAAAGCCTTTTAGAATCAACGGGTTACATGGGGGATTGTATTAACAATGCTTTCATGGTTTAATTTATCCCATGGTGGCGACGGGAACTAATCGGTTCCGGCCATCCATGCGGAGATTGTTATGAGTAAGTCGAAAGTCGCTGCGGCCGTGGCCGCGAGTGTTGGCACCGTTCCGTCGGTGCAGGGCATTGCTGACGCTATCGTGTCGGCATCCAAGGGGGGCCGGGCTGCGGCCATGATGGCGCGGCAGGTGTGGGGGGCTGACTTCGCCCAGTCCATCAAGCCCCGCAGCGTAGAGCGTGAGGGTTTCAACGCGGCCGTGCTGAAGTCGTGGACGGCCGACCCTACCAACAAGGCGCGGGTAGCGGTGCGCGTGATGGGCGAGTATCGCTACGCCACGGACGGCGAGACTATCCCGGACGGCGACGGGTTGGAGTTGTCACCGGGCTATGCCCTGCAATACAAGGGCAATGCTCTCACCAAGTTGAAGCGGGAAACGCCTACGCTCGGTGCTCTGGTCGCGGAGCAGGCGAAGTACTTCCAAGACATCTGCGCCGACGCATGGCGCAACTTGAAGGATGCCGACGCTAGCCTCACCCGCATGGACGGCGAGACTAAGGGACGCGGCGCGACGGGTGGCACTAAGCCTTTCGGCGAGAGGTTCACGCGGGACATCGAGACCCGCATCCTGAAGCCCAACGCGGCATCCTTCGAGCGCGGCGACACTACCGCGTACGAGCCTAGCCTGATGGAGCGTGCCGTCGACGCCATGATGGCGGTGCTGCGGAAGGGCTGACCTAGCCCGACCTTGGGGGGGAGGCGAAAGCCTCCCCCCTTTTTTGTCCCCGCTCCGGCGGGGCCTATACCAGTTCCATAGGTGTGTGCGCGCATGCGCGTGGCTGCATCGTTATAGTTTTGCTTAAATCATATTCTGGGATTTTCCCAGAATCTCGCTGCAACCCTGCGTAGCAGGGTAACACAGTTTGTTTTTGCCGTCAACTGCCTGCTCTTTGTTCCAACTTCGCAGACTTCGTTCCAATCTGTCCCAAATACTTGGAACAAGTTTTTGCCATGTATATCAAGCACTTACGCGGCTTGTTCCAATGTTCCAAGTTTTTTAGGGTATACCTACCCCTGCTTGGTAAAAAACTCGACCGGATGAGAAGGCAGCGCGGTGCGTCAACCCAAAATAAAAAAGTCACGGAGAACCCGATATACCCCAAAAAAGTTGGAACATTGGAACAACCACACATTTTTTACTCTCTACTACTACTACTATAATATAACTTCTTCTTCTTCTTCTTACTCCCCCACTTAGCAAAATCAAGCACTTACATCGCCCCGTTCCCTGCTCCTTACACTATAAATGTGTCCACCTTCCCGGTACTATTTGATCCGTAGTACAACTTTCAAAATTGGAACAATTGGAACAAAACCCGCCCTACTTGGAACAGTCCCGAACCCGCTATATAAAAAGTGTACTTTTATTTGTTCACAAGGTTTGACATAGTATAAGAAACATGGGATAATAGTAGAATGAAAGAACGAGTTGAAGAAGCCAAGTGAGTGCAGAGCGGTTCTGGGATTTTCCCAGAATCACGGAACCAGCGAATCAACAAGGTAACAACTGGAGGACATTGTTATGACAAGAGAAGCAACGAGCAGGCAGAGTAATCACGAGCATAGTTGCATCAAGTGCGGCAAGCCGGTGAATCCGGCGAGGTGGGAACTTGGCTACAACATCTGCATGAGCAGCGCGTGTGTGAGACCTGCTCCGGTGCGAACCATCGTGCCGATGCACAAGAGCAACTACATGGTCATCACCGACCGGCGTGACCTGATGGGTATTAATAACAAAGGAGGGTTTTACAGATGAGCCATTGGAGAGAGATACAGCACATCCCAGACTTCAACGGCAAAACCGTTGCCAACATCCAGTTCGACGGGTACGAGCATTTCATCATCAAGTTCACCGACGGCACGCGGTTGCACATCCGCGAAATGCAACAGGCCGGACAAATTACATGGGAGGGCGAGTGACATGGCCAAGAAGAAGTTCGCACGAGAGTGTTCGGAATGCGGCAAGGGTATGAACGAGGGATACATCATAGGTGACGGCATAGAGCACTACTGCTCTGATGCTTGCCTGTATCTGAACATGACCCCTGCGGAGTATCTAGAACTCCACGCCGATGGCGAGGGCGATTCGTACTACACGGATTGGTCGGAAGACCCCGACAACTTTGAGGACGAGGATGAGCCAAGCGAACAAGAACGGCTGAACCTCATCGCGGTCGCGCTGCGTGAGGCGTACAAGTTAGTCGAGGAGGGCAGCGAGGCGCATGGCTACATCGCGGAAGCGTTGGCCTATGCAGATGGTGACACGGCTAGTTTTGATGAGGAGGTGTGAGATGAAGATTCAATTGGACATCGACACGATAAGTGACGCGCTCTATGACGCGCTGTTGGCAGCGTTCCGGGCGAAGGCAAAGGCACAGGGACTTGATCCCGATGCGTGCATGTTTGGCGAATGGGTTGTGTCGTGCAAAGCGGAGGACAAGGTATGAACGAAGCAGACCTACAGATTCTGGAGATGTACTACGGCGGTATGGATGCAGAGGTGATAGCCGATGAACTGCGGCTCTCTGTCGCTGCCGTTAAAGAAGTCATCAAGGCGTTTGAAGACGGCGAATACAAGACACGCTAGGAGGTGTGACATGGACAAAAAAGTAATCATCGAAGTACGAGGTGGCATCCCCGAAATCGTCGAGGCACCGGATGGTGTGGATGTGGAAGTCCGGGACTACGACACAGAGTTCTACGAGGACGAGGACTTGCATGAGGACGCCGATGGCGAGAAGTACTTTTTGAGGGAGGGTTGAACATGGAAGACGATGACCGTTGGATTGCTGAGCAGGTTCGTCAGTACGAACAACAGGCATGGGAGGAAGAGCAAGCCGCCCGTGAGTTAGTAAAAAGTATTGACATTGATGTCAAGGTATCTTATACTATTCCTAATAGTCGATGAGTAGTGCAAACCAATTCTGGGGTTTTCCCAGAACCAACCTGAGAGGTACAGAGTTATGAGCGTTGAGACAGACAAGTTGTTGAAGAAGCCGAACCATGTCATCTCCCTCGCCACATCTGCCATGTTGGTGGATACACGGGTGACGGTGTGGACTGGCACGAAGCAGGACAGCGAGATTAGCGAGGAGGTGACGCTTGCCAAGAAAGCAGAGCGTGACTCAGGCAAGTTCGTGAAGCACTTGCTTGCCAATTGCCCAGAGCATAAGCGTTGCATGAACTACCGGCAGATTGTGTACAACTGGATGCAGCGTCGTTCGTATGACTGGGCGGGATCGCTACGGTTGCTACCTATCGTGGACTACCCGAAGTTCATGGCTGAGTACGCTCACCATGAGAAGACATTTCACGAGTTGGTGGACACATTCATCCAAGCGTACCCGGTCATCGTGAGTAACCGTGCGTTTGCCTTGGGTGACATGTTCGACAGGAACGACTACCCCGACCCTGCTGAAGTGCGTAGCAAGTTCACGATTAACTTGTACCGCTCAGAGGTACCGACCGGGGACTACCGGGTGGCTATCGCGCAGGATGCCATGGACGATTTGGCTGTGACATACGAGCGACAGGCACGGAGTCTTGTCGAGACGGTGCTGACTCAGCAGAAGGATCAGTTGGTGGACATCATGAAGACACTTGCTGAGAACTGTGCTGTGGAGACCGTGAGCGAGAACGGTGAGTTGAAGGTCAAGCGTAAGAAACTGTACGAGTCCACGCTGACACGAGCGCAGGAACTATGCGAGACCTTCCGTGAGTTCAACCTGACAAGTGACAGCGAGTTGGAGACCGTGCGTATTGAGTTGGCACGAGTTGTTGGTGGGCTGACCATCGACAAGTTGCGCGACAGCGATACCACACGCACCGTTGTGCATGAGGAGTTGACCGACATCCTGAAGAAGTTCGGTCTGTGATGTAAGTAAGTTCTGGGATTTCCCCAGAACCGATAACCAATCTGGAGGATATTGTTATGGCTATTCAGTTCATCGAGCCTTGGAGCGTTAACGACCTGCGTAAATCCGTGCCGCTGTATGCGGAGGACGTGACCATCGTCGCCATGGGCGAACCCGGTGTCGGCAAGTCGAGCGTGTTGAGCGGTATCTCTGAGGACATGGGTGACAAGTGGCGCAAGGTTGGCGACTGCTACCCTGATGACAAGTACGACTACATCTATGTTGACTGTGCGGTGCGGGACATCGGTGACACGGTGATGAGTGTGCCGAACGGTGACCGTACTAGGCTGACGCAAGTGGTGTCTGACTTGTTCATGCTTGATAGTCCGAAGCCGAAGGTCATCATGCTTGATGAGTTCATGAAGACTCCGAAGTTGCTGCAAGCAATGTGGACACGACTCATGCTTGAGCGTTGCATCGGTGACACCCCGTTGCCCGAAGGTAGCATGGTGTTTGCTACGAGTAACAACGAGAGCGACGGAGTAGGCGACAGTCAGTTGGCACACTCCGGCAATCGCACGATGCGTGTACGGATACGCAAGCCGAACGCTAACGAGTGGCTGACATGGGCGGGTAACAACAACATACCTAGTGTCATCCGTGCATGGGTGGCTATGAACCCGTCTGCACTCGCCTCGTACCTTGATGGTGGACAGGACGATAACCCGTACATCTTCAACCCATCGAAGCGTGAGTTGTCATTCGTATCGCCTCGCAGTCTCGCCAAGTCTAGCGTTGTGGTGCGTAATCGTGAGAAGGCCGGTGACCGTGTGACTGAGACAGCACTCGCAGGTGTTATCGGTGCCGCCGCTGCCAAGGACATGAGTATCTTCATGAAGTTGGAGCGGGAGTTGGTGCCGGTGAGCAAGGTGATTGCGGATCCTACTGGAGTTCCAATCCCTGCTAACAAGTCTGCTGTGTTTCTTATGACATTCAACGCCATCGACACCATCGAGACGCAGGATGACCTGAGCAGTTTCATGCAGTTCATCGAGCGGGTGAAGTCCGTCGAGATTGAGTCGCTGTTCTTCACCATGTCCATGCAGAGTAAGCGTGTCGTGCGGCTTGCTAAGAATAACAAGCGCATCATGGAGTGGGCGAAGAATAACTACGAGTTGCTCGTTTAATTGGAGGTATCGTTATGAATGCTGTCATGAAGTACGACCCAGAGTTCGAGTTGAAGAGGGCGCACGTTGACTTGCTCAAGCATCCTGAGACTTGCCAGTACGCAGGTATCATCATGATGGGCGAGAGCAGCGTAGTGCATGACCCGAAGTTGTGTCCGACCGCTTACACCGATGGTGTGAACAAGCGTTACGGTGCCAAGTTCATGGAGAAGTTGACCCGACCGCAGGTCGCAGGTCTTGTGATGCACGAGAATTTCCATGTGTTGCTCAAGCATCTGCCACGCCATCGTGACTTGATGAAGAAGAACGCGAGACTTGCCAACGTTGCTATGGACTATGTTGTGAATGACATGATCCATGACATCAAGGACAAGTCTGTCGTCCAGTTGCCGCCCGGTGCGCTGTATCACCCGATGTTTGCCGGATGGTCTGTGCGTCAGGTGTACGACTACCTTGAGAAGGACGCTGAGGAGAACGGTGGCGGTGGCATGGGCGGTGGTGAGCCGCTTGACGAACATGACTTCGATGCCATCGACAAGATGACGCCGGAGGAGATTAAGCAACACGATGAAAAGGTACAGGAGGCCATTCATCAAGGCGGGCTGCTTGCGGGCAAGTTCGGTAACAAATTGCCACGACAAATTACTGACCTGATGAAGCCGGAGATTGATTGGCGTGAGGTGTTGCGAGACTTCTGGACTAGCACTATGCGCGGGTATGACGAGTACACCTACGCACGCATGAACCGTCGTAGGTTGGCAGATGATTTGTACCTACCAACGATGTACTCCGAGAAGATCGGGCGCGTCGTACTGGGTATCGACACATCTGGGAGTATTCGTCAGGAGCAGTTGAACCTTGTCGCATCGCACGTCAAGCAGTTGTGCGAGGTGATGCCGCCTGACGAGGTGGTGATTCTGTGGTGGGACACGAAGGTGCGTGGCAAGCAGGTCTTTACGGAAGGCAACTACGCCAACATCGCATCGCTGATGAAACCCGCAGGTGGTGGTGGCACTACGGCGGCATGCGTGAGTAAGTATATGACCGAGCATCGTATGGATGCTGACTGCCTCATCATGCTGACTGACGGGCATATTGAAGACAATCTTGATTGGAAGGTGGCAACGCCTACGCTATGGATTATCGACAAGAACGGCAACAAGTCGTTTAAGGCACCCGCCGGTACGCAGAAAGTAAACATCAACAACTGAGGAGATATGTTATGAACATGAATGTACAGTCCGCTCCCCCGTTTTTCTTACAAGATCTTCATGACGATGTTACCAAGAAGGAGATAATGGATAGCCGGTTCTGGCCCATCATCGTAGCCGCTATCAATCAGGTAAAAGACAGCCATGACTCGTTGGTGGTGGGCGACATAATTAGATTTGACGGTAGCAAACATATCAGAGGCGTGACGCTGACTAATCGCATAGGGTTTAGTGTTGCCGGTATGTTCGCGGATTCGCTTGACCCCAAAGCGGATATCTTATTCGGCGGTATAAACGAACCACACCGGAACAAGTCGGTGCTCACGTCGATATGGTCATCGGTCAGGAGCAGCAACGTCAAGTATATCGTTCGTAAAATAAAGACGCCGGGTACTGACCCATACAACGTGCTAGTTAACAGGTGGGTAGACGCTAAAAATTTCATTGGTAACAGACTTGAACGTATGCTTGATAGCACTCTTAGCAAAAGCGGTGCCAATAAACTAGGCAGGATAACACTCAACAACGATGCAGTTATCGCCCTTGCCATGATGTACATGGGCGACATGAGTAAAATAGAAGCCCCGCAAAGTGTGTTAGCGCACATCGAGTCACAGTATCGTGCTTACGTTGATCAACGGAAAAAAGTATGCGATTACGCGGTTGACATCAGGCAGATGTTTAGCAATGACAAATGGGTATTGCTCAGCGACATGTTCGATGATTCAGTCATCGTTGGAGCGATAAGCAGGCAACCGTTACAAGCAGCGGTGGACAATTACATTAGCATGGGTTCGCTGCCTTCTAATCTTCCCTTTAAGTACGACGAAATCGTAGTGCCGTTCAAGTGGTACAAGTCGTTCGCTGACATTGACATTGACATCCGGCGGGATATTGAGATGCAGTTGACTATGCTCAAGTTACATACCAAGTCTGACAAATCGCTCATCCCGAAATCAGGCAGCATGGAGCATGGCAACAACGTATATCCTGATATCGGCGCGATAACGCAATCTTACTCCTCCGAGTCCCCCATCATCGTGATGGATAAAACGGTATGACGTTTGGCGTATACAGTTCTCACGAAGGTCAAGCCATACACTTACCCATCAGGGTAGGTAATAAGATGATTACCGTATGGGTTGCCGAGAACTACTGTAGATACTTTACGCACGCCGAGTTACCGGACTGGCTCAAAGAACGACTCGCTATGATCATGGCATGTGATAACAAACATCTATCCACTAGGGACAAGATGGACTACGCAGTCGCACCGAATGGTGTGGTGTTGAGGGCAGCATACGAGTCGAGCAAGCGTGAGTGTCCCGAAGGGTTTGAGGACATAGGGTGGCGTGTGAATGACAAATACTTTTACGTCGTCACGTCAATTGATCTGCTGGAGAAATTACAGATTGGCGCTGAACATGTAACGGAGAAACTGCGATGACCCCGGAAGGCAAAGTCAAAGCGAAGGTGAAGAAAGTTCTTGCAGAAGTTGGCGCGTACTACGCCATGCCTATGGGAACTGGTATGGGTTCTTCTGGCGTCCCTGACTTTTTAGTTTGTAAAGGAGGGTTGTTCTATGGTATAGAGTGTAAGGCAAATGGGAACAAACCAACCGCGCTTCAAGAAGCGAACATGAAACGCATACGCGAAGCGGGTGGGGTTGCTCTCGTGATTGATGAAACCAATGTTGATACTTTAAAGGAGTTAATAAAGTTATGACTATGAGTGCAAAGATTCGCCGCTATATGGCGAAGGGTACGAGCATCGCTGAAATCGCCAAGCGATTGGGCGTCTCAAAGAATAACGTCTGGACTGTCATCTGGAAGGAAAAGCAGAAGGAGAAGCAGAAGAAGACGCAAGTCGAGCGTAGCCACGACCCGAAGGTGGTGAAGGCTGAGAAGGAATACATCAAGAAGGTTGATGCCCTGTACAAAAAGCCTGACCCCGTGAACCATCCTCCGCACTATAAGGCCGGTGGCATCGAAGTCATCGACTTCATCGAAGCGAAAGACTTGAACTATCGTTTGGGTAACGTAATTAAATACGTGAGTCGTGCGGGTAAGAAGGACTCCGACCCTGTGCAGGACTTGGAGAAGGCTGCGTGGTATCTCAAGCGTGAGATCGACGCGAGGAAGGGTGCGTGATGTTCCGCGCCATCAAACGGTGGTGGCGACAGCGCAAATACAATGTCACACGGGAGTGGGGGCGAGTCCCCCCTCCCAACTATCGCTGCTCAAGGGGCGGGAGGGAATACTGGTGAACGAGCCAAGAGGTATGGAGTACAGCAAGGACAGGCTGAACCAAGAGATACGTGGGCTGCTGCGGGAGAACTCGCTGCACAAGAACGCGCTGTTCCTCAAAGACAAAGAACTTATCGTCCTGAAAGACAAACTGGCGGAAGCCGACAGCACGATTGATACTCTGAGCGTCATACTTGGAGTTGTGCTGCTGATGTCCGTCGTCGGGTTTTTGTTTGCTGTGACGCAGTGGAGGTGAGGTTGTGACCCCAAGCAACGAACAAATCAACGACTGGCTTAAGGCTGCGGAGGCTTCACCGGAGCCGCGTTTCCTCATTTTTGCCACTCTCGCCGCCGAATGGGGTGCGAAGCAGGAGCGCGAGGCGTGTGCGAAGGCGTGTGATGGGTGGATGCATGCCAATGGAAATGATTGTGCCGCCGCGATTCGGGCGAGGGGTGAGGAAAACAAATCATGACCGACGAACCACTTGACCCGAACACGCTCTACGCAGATGGCTTTGAGGACGCGCTCATCGGGCTTGGGTGGCAACATACAAAACTGATTGCCATCTATGACTACGACAAGTGCGTGGAGATACTTATCTTGCGTGAGGACATGACCCACGAGGAGGCTATCGAGTGGATGGAGTACAACGTGGTCGGGTCTTACGTCGGTGAGTACACGCCGATATTTATGTTGCCGAAGGAGGAGTGAGGTGGGTACAGAAGAAGACATACTTGATCTGATCCGCGTCTTGCCTGATGAACTGAACGACTTCTCTACCACGACCGAGTTCAAGTTCCTGACGGTAGGCAGCGTGCTCTGGGCGTGCCGTGATGAGATTGTTTATTTACGTAGACGAGTGAAGGAGTTGGAAAATGGCAAAGGCAGTAAGGCTCAAAGCAAAGTCCGTTGAGGATTGCGTCCGATACCCGATAGCCGACCCCGTTCGGGAAAAGGCGTGGGACAAGTTTATACGGAGTTGGGACGGTAAATCCATGAGGCATTCGTTCCCCAAGGATGAACGTGGACTCAGATTCCCGCTCGGCGGGTGTTACTACGAACTGTGGTGCATCGCTTGGGAGTTTGCGTGGGACGCAGGGTGGAGAAAGCGATGGGAGGAGGCAAAAAATGCTAGGTCCGAAAAAGGTAAAAAGGTGCGCTGAGTGCAAGCGGGTATTCGCCAACCCCGAATCGTTTCGTGCACACAAGTTAAGAGGTATCGGGTGCAGGACCGTAGAAGGACTGATAGCCCGAGGCTATGTCGAGGTCGATGGGAAGTGGATAAACAAAGTTAAATGAGGTGGTGTTATGAGTTTCGTAACGCTCGATTTCGAGACGTACTACGCCAAGGACTTCTCCCTGTCTCGCATGACAACGGAGGAGTACATCCGTGACCCGCGCTTTGAGGTCATCGGTGTCGGCGTAAAGATTGACGATGGTGAACCTGAGTGGTTCAGCGGTACCAAGGCCGAGGTCAAGGCGTATCTCGACAAGATTGATTGGACAGACTCTGCACTGCTCTGCCACAACGCGCAGTTTGATGGCGGCATCCTGTCGTTCACGTTCGGTATAACCCCGGCGTACTACTTCGATACGCTATGCATGGCCCGTGCCATTCATGGCGTGGATGCGGGTGGCTCTCTCAAGGCTCTGGCTGAGCGGTATCGGCTAGGCGAGAAGGGTACCGAGGTCGTCAACGCTCTGGGCAAGTACCGCAAGGACTTCACGCCAGAAGACTTGGCGCGTTACGGCGCATACTGCATCAACGACGTGGACCTGACGTTCAAGTTATTCAACGTCCTCATGTCGGACTACTTCCCGCAGAACGAACTTGACCTGATTGACATGACCCTTCGGATGTATACGCAGCCGGTGTTGCGAGTCAACGACGCGCTGCTCGTAGAACGGTTAGATGAAATTAAACAGGAAAAGCAAACTCTACTTGGCGGACTGAAAAGCCAATTGAATTGTGATACTGAGGAAGATGTACGCAAGAAGTTAGCAAGCAACCCGCAGTTCGCTGAGGTACTGCGCTCGTTCGGTATCGAGCCGCCCATGAAGACTAGCCTGACCACGGGTAAGGAGACCTATGCTCTTGCCAAGAACGATGAAGGTTTCATCGAGTTATCGGAACACGAT